TTGCTCGGACCTTACTTTTTGGCTGAAATAGAAATTGGTTGCCATGTCTTATCCTACAAAGAAGTCAGCTGGAAGTTCGTATTCTAGTCTAATTCTTTCTCTTAATTGTGCGATTTCATTAACAGCATCTTCATAAATTTGTCTGCCATTAATCTGTACACCGCCCGGAAGCTGCATACCTTCGAACTTCATAAGGTTCGAACCCCACTGACGTTTTACTAAGGCAACGGCATATTCTTTTAACCAGATATCTTCCCACACTTGGTTAAATGTAGTTTCATCGATATAGACATATGCTTCAAGTACAATGTAATCGCCTTCTTGAATATCCTTATCCTCGATATCTCCACGAATATAAAGTCTATTCTGACGTCTTGCAAAGTTAACCTGTGGCGAACCTGTTAACCTTTGATCCAACAATGATAGGTATTGCTGCATCTGCTCATAGTACGCTAGATCACCAATATAGGTATGAATATCGGCAATATCGTTAAGATGCATTTGATATTTAATATCAAAGAAGTTTCTGGCTGAGCTTGTGCTAGATCCTACGCTAAACATCTTAATTACATGTAAAGCATCTGACTGAAGAGTAATGTACTCATTACTAATATCAGCTGCAGTCATCTGATGTTTGATATATGTTCTATGAACCGCATCCGAGTGGAACTCTCTCCAATATGCCAAAGCTTCGTCGACACGGTCTTCCATCTGTTGTTCTTCAACATTGATCTCTATAACAGGATCACCTAAGCTCCTCTTAATGTAATCAATGAATTCGTCTCTACTAGTAATTGCCATGTTGACCTCTGAGCGTAAAAGTGTTACTCTTATTTATATAACTTATCGTTTAATAAAATGGTGGTCCTTGTCGTTTTCTGACTCACCTATAACACCTTGGTATTCGAATCCTTTATCGATTATATACTGGATGGAATTATCCGTCTCTGGATAATCGTTAGTAATTCGGGTTGTGATTTCAGAACAATTCTCAAGCCAAGTCGTTGCGCCGCTTAGTATCTCCATAAGATATTGTGTACTTAACCGCCAATGATTAGGATATCTATGTCTAAACCTAGCTATTACATGATCTAGTCCTTCAGGATAAAAACCTTGTTCCATCATTTCGACACCATCATCATGGGCCTCATATAGATCAGTTCCAACCACATCATATATAATAGTTTTTATAGCTTCTTCTTTCCCGGCTTCTTCTATTTCAGGGTGCTTTAGTGGTATTTCTACTGCGACTTTTGACATTTCTGGTGTAGTAGCTACTGCTACTACCTGCATCGATTCAACATCTACTTTAAAATCATGCTGACCAATATGTCCACAGATAATGCTTGTATCGGCAAATAATCTAAATCCTTTACTCTTAGCTTTGGCACAAAAGTAAACATCTTCGGAAACCGTATTGGCATGATCTAGAGCAGAAGAATATACAAAATGTGGGTATTCTATATTTCTAAACACTTCACCTTTAATAAGAGCACAACCCATTCCAAACGCATCAACTTCCAATAAAACATTTTGAGGAAGTTCGTTAACTTCGTAATTCATCTGACCCTGTTCGGTTGTGTAATATAACTCTGTTGTTTGTTTATCGTAAAATCTTTGAATGTAAACCCCAGAAACTGCATCTTTATCTACAGCTAACATTTTTTTAAGAGCGTCAGGTGGAACTACAATATCACTATCGATACTAAATAGGTAATCGAAATTTTTAGCCCATTCAGCAATTAAGTTTCTAATCTGATCTATCTGGTATCCGAAGAAATACTCAAAATGGGTTTCATACCCATCTGGTACCTCCATATTGTAGATGGATCTAAATGTATCGGGTTTGATCCCTGCATTAGTAGGGATAGCTATAAGAATCTTTTTATTCAGGGTTTCCATTGTATTTTCTCTCTGGGTTTCAAGTTTTCATAGGACCTATTGGCATTAATATTCTGCTCCTCGGCATTTACCTTATAGTCATTTAAGGGATTTACATCGTTATAGTAACAGACTATTTCTTTTACGGCTTTTACACGATTAATATCAATTTGTTCGATCAGTGCATAAAATAGCGGATTATCTGCACCGCTCATTATATAGCTACCATCTGCTTCGACCATAGCAGATTCATTCATGTCAGTAAAATATTTTCTAGAACATGTTCTTAAATGGGTGTATGGAATTTTCCATCTCCAAAGGTATTCTCTATATTCTTTATTCTTTTTAATATGCTCTGGATAATCTTGAGCTATCAAAGGGATTTCATCTGCTAAGCTCCAGCAAGATCCATATGTAAATTCGTATCCATCCTCGTAAAGTTTATTATAAAAGTTAAATATGGTATTATTACTTATCAAAAAGTCATCACCGTCTAGTAACATAATAATATCTTCAGGGTGTAACGAAAAATCTTGAATTGCTTTTAACTGGTTTGATAAACACCCCTTTCTAACATGATTATGAATTACGATTCTTTTATCACTACTAGGTATTTCTTTTTTGCTGTCATCATCAGATGCATCATTAATTACAACGTGTAAATAATTTTCATAATCTTGTTGGTCGATAGACTCGCAATGGGCTCTTATATAATCCTTAGCATTTCTGAAAGGAGAAATAATCACTATTCTTCTTTCATTGCTAGTCTTTTTATAAGCCTGTTTTTCTACTTCATTTATAAAGGTTTTATTAAAAACCCTATTCACTTTATCATTGATATATTCTACTTTTCTATATTCGGCTACACTTAGATATTTTTCTAGCTTAAAATATAGATGCTGTTTCCATTGTAAAGCTACCGTATCCCAGCCGTGTATATCATTTAGAACCTCACAATAATGTCTCTTTTGCTCTAATAGGTAATCGTCATGGTATGCGTTTATTACCAAATCGACAAACAGGTCCGATTGTCTTTCTTCGTCTATATTAGGAAATAGCCCGTTTGGTACTGATGCATAGTCTATCTTGTAACATGCCAAGTCTATGGCGGTCGATTCCAGTGCACCGAAATTGCAAGTAATTACCGGGGTCTTATACAGTAAACTTTCTAATGTAGATATACCAAATGTTTCAGGGAAGTCCGTAGGGTATATCATAAACCCGGCATTACCTAAAATAGTTGCGATGTTATTTTGGGTAATGACCCCAGTAAATTTTACATCCAAAGCTGGATCTATATTTTCTTTAAAATCTACTAGGTCTTTCTCTTGCTGATCCGGTTCAGCCCCATCTCTAAATCTATAGTAACCGCCGATTACAGTTAATTTGGCTTCCGGTATTCTTTCCTTTACTTTTGGCCAGATGTGATTTAAAAGAGGTTTTAATCCTTTTGTAACTGAAGCATTATAGACGAAATGATTCTTATCCTTTTTTCTTAGGTTTATACTTCGGCCACCTCTATCAACTGCACCATTTCTGGTTTGAAAGATTTTTTTCTTTAGTACTTCGAAGTTACGCTTAATGCCATGGTCACAATTTAAGATATAATTTGTATGAAAATCGGAAAGGGTGAACAATTCATCTATAGCGCCCTGATTCAGCATATCCTCTATATGTTCGTCACCTTGGCAAAAAGTATCATGCATCCAAACTACTTTATGTTTGGCTCGTTGACACATTTCACCATAACGGTTATTGGCAAAGAATGGATAAACGGATCTGGAGGATATTATTACGTCAAACACTTCAGTAGTGTCTGAAGACTCGTGGTCGACGTATCTAACTTTATCATATATTCCGGGCTTAGCTTGGGTATCCTCACAGTTATTAAATACTGTTACCTCAAACCCAATTTTACTTAATTCCGCAGCCATAAGAATAACAGCTGATTCTGACCCACCTAATCCTCTTTTATCGAGTGTGGTTCCATCATAAGTTAATCCTAATAAATCAATAATAGCAAGTTTCAATTTCAAATCCAATCAATAAGACATATCATATAATTACTAGATTATTTATAATATATTATTTTATGGAACAATCCAAGCCGATGAGCTTTCCCATGAAGCAATCCGATTAGAGGGTATATCGATAATGTTTAAGTTAGAAGATGTTAGGGTAAGGGAAGAAGGATAATTCCCATATCCTGTCGTAATAACAACACATCCCCGTCCGCCGGTTCCGTTATAGTTAGTGCCTGAATTGAAATCATCATCATCGGCTCCACCACCACCACCATATTCGCCACCATCTGATGCGTTATTCCCAACGGTTCCATTTGTTCCACCAGAACCGCCCGAACCACCAGATCCCGAACCGCCGACCGAACCTGAAGACCCTTGTCCAAATACTCCTACACCGCCACCGCCGCCACAATTTGACGAATTTGTCCCACCGCCGCCTCCGCCGCCTCCGCTGCCATTGTTACCTCCTATATTAGAGTTACCGTAAGCGCCATCACCGCCTCTTCCGCTGTATCCGCCTGCTCCACCGCCAGCCCCACCAGCGTTGTTATATGCAGATTCTCCACCGTAACCCCCATCCCCATCTGGGCTGGTAGTATAACTTGTAAGACTAACTTTACCAGTCCAATTACTACCGAAGCTTTGGCCTCCGAGACCACCTCGCGCGGCAGAACCTGTGCCAGAACTTGGCCCCGCATAGCCACCCATTCCCCCACCTGCCCCGCAAATAGCTCCTCCGATACCGGAGCTAGTAATAGAAATGAAACTATTCCCACCGCGCCCGCCGGCACTAATATTAGAACTACTTATCGTGCTACCCGAGGCACCTACAAAAATATATCCAGTGAATGTCGAAGAGGCAGTAAAGGTAAGATACATTAATCCTCCTCCGGCACCACCACCTCCACCGCGGTTACTTCCAGTGGAACCAGCTCCTCCCCCGCCACCAATACAGAGGACTGAATATCGTATCCCATTCTCAAAAGTGAATGTTGTATCATATCTAGCAGAATGCCCGGTAGTTTGGTTAAGGCCGGTAACACCAGTCCAACGGGTCAGTTGGCTATCTAATCTGTATAAATTTGCAACAACATTAGAAGCAGCATATCCTGCCTGCTTATCTGCATACGCAAAGTCGGGTAAAAACTTAGTCGTGTAGCTACCACCGATATCTCCTCGACTAATACCATACATAGGATTTTGGTCAATTCTATAATCATCAATAACCCTATTGATATTAGATTTCATTCCCCATCTATAATTGACTGCCATTAGGTTTCCTTAAATTTATACGAATGTTAACCAGGTCGCTGGTCTTTGATTTGTATTGGTATTGGTTGTAGATCCATTATATGTGTAAGCCCCAGCGCCATCAGTTCTTGCATAAAATGTGGTTCCACCGTTCATATAATAGGATTGTCCATCTGATGTATAATTCGTAGGACACTGGGATAGAGCAAAGGTTATACCTAATGCCCCACCGGTATAGGTAAAGTTTGTTATATTGAAATTGTAAGCAGTAAGACCAGACGCGCTTGATAGATTTACCGATGCATCAAAAACACGAACCAAACTTGCATTGGCCGCGGGGTTAGTGGTACCAGTAGTGCCAGCCGCGAGATTTACCAATCCAATCTCTGTAGTCTGAGGCTGATAGGCTGATCCCGGCGGATTGCTGATATAAAAACTAAGAGCGCTAATAGTTCCCCCTATTCCAGCTGTATAGCCCGATAAACCCCCTCCAAAAATTTCTGCCTGAGATAACGTCCAAGCTAAAAGATATCTTCTCCAATAAGTGTTACCAACTTGGGCAGACGTGGTACCGAGAGAGCTGGTCGTATGACCACTTGTCGTATATGTTCCCGCCGCAATACCTGAAATGAATCCCTGATTATTATTCTCCCAATACATTCCATTAGAACCACTAGGAGTGGTGTAGTTGGATCCATCATAGTCCATCTCAAAAGAGTGGGCTGATTTGTAATTTGTAGTATTTAAATCTTGATAAGCATCCCAAGGTAATTTACTCCGCGCACTAAATTCAGCTTCGTCGTAATGGATCGCCCACGGAAGGATATTACCTCTTTCCCAATTAATGCTCATTTAAACCCTATCCTAACTATTATATCTGAAAAGGCCCTGACTTTCAGTGCTGGTTGAATTTTGTCTATTTAAATAATATTTATAGTAAACGATCATTGTTATGTACCCTGAATGCGTGCCGCCTTCTTGATTAAATTGAAGCAGCTTGATACCAGTATTTGGAAAATAAGCAGGGGCTTCATTATAATCATACGCCTTAAAATAGAAAGGAGTACTTTTATCCGAAACATCAACCATATGTCCGGCTTCTATTTGGTACATAAATGAGTAGTTTTGGCCGCTGGACATATCTCCCATGCTATTGCCCCCTTGAGTAGCAGTCTCAATATTAGTACTAGGTTGTAGGCCAGTCATAAATTGAAGATACACCTCAACCCTTTTATTGGAATTGTTCATAACTCTTATACTTTGAACTTCAAAGACCCCGGTAGTCTCATTAGCAACACTCCAGTTCGGGGTCATGAAATATAAATCTTTGCTACTGCTTGTAACATTAAGGGTGAGATGTTGTCCACCTGGTGCAAATACATGATCCGGCATCTAAATAATCTCCCTAAAATCCACTATTATCTGTAATTTCATGGTAAGTAACTGTAAAATTTAATTGCGCATTATCGGGGCTATTAAACACCAAATCCCGATTGGCACCAGGATTCTGGGCCTGCAGATATATAGGACTTTGTAGATCACTCAATATCGCAGTTGTTTTCGGTGGAATCATAGCCCTATTTATTATATTAGAAAGAGCTAAAGTATTTCCTCCGGTCCCGATAGCTAGTGAAACTTCTGCGTCGATATTGCTCACATTTAAGCAAATTACACTAGATACAAACCTATTGGAATTTGGAGTAGCAGTCAAAAGAGTTACTACGTTGCTAGAGCCGACGAAATTGTTTTTTACTACATAGGTATAGGATTTTACCTCGTGTGCCCAATATATATTAGTGCTCATTATTATATTCCTAGATTAATTATTTTCTATATCCAAAATAGTAAACCAAGCGTTAAACCCGTATGAAACGCTACACTCCACCCTTATCTTCCTAAATCCGGGAACTACAATAGGGGTTCTTTTATCGTTTAATACTAGATCGTTTCCTTTATTTACGGATACGTATCTAATTGTATAATATTCTCGTGCTGCGTTTGCATTTGCTGAGCCGCTATTAGTACTTTTTAGATTAGCACCCATCATAATCAACTTAGCTGAAAGGCTTTTACCTGCAACACCACCAGGGCCTTGTGGATTTAAAGTCTCTTCCGGTGTGTAATCTGTTGCGTAACTATATCTTACTATATCAGATACTCGTATTCCGTGTATAATGAAAATCCTATCGCCAGGAGGACAAATCTCTACGAACCCACTTCCAGTTTGGCTATCATACTGTGAATTAGTACTGCTTTGCCCACCCCCAGATACTTGGGTATCATTGGATGACTTATATGCCATAAAATACCTTCCGTATCCGCCATTGAATGCTTGGAAATTTATACCAAAATCTTCGTAAGGTTCATTAAAAGTTGCCATGGATATTATTTCCTTTTAATCGTTTTGCCAAGTGATTTCTATGTAAGCAACGTAAAACTGAAGAGTTGTCGATCCGGAGTGTTGAAATGATAAACTACAATATCTACCATAGGTACCCTCATAGACCATATCATCTCCCTGACGCCCGAAAACTAAAGAACTATCCTTTGATATTAACTGTGCTGTTTGTCTTGGGCCTATTAATCTTTGATTAATAATATCTCTAACATAACCAGTGATGAAGGAAGTATTATTACTTTGGTAATTTACCAGCGTACTTACATTAATAGAGTTATAGTCAGCATCTGATAAATTGGTTACCGTTAGATTTTGAATAATATATGATTTATCGTCAGTTTGCAAATTTATAGCGTGCCAAGGCGTGGCGTTAAAGGAGCCGCCCCCGGTGATGGTGGATGCCAGAGATCTAAACCGCATATTTGCGCCAGATTGATAGTCTGGAGTATTTAAGGGCGAGTTCCAATAATAACCAGTAGCTCCGGCTTGTTTTAAAAAATTTATTGACATATTAATAACCCACCCATCGATTCATACCTAAAGTATAATGGAAGTTAGATGATCCCCCGCCAGATCTTTCAATAATAATCTTTAATCCGAGATTCAAGAATATCCTATTCTCCGATGTAATAGGAGTAAAAGTAGAATAAGCCTGGATAGGAGTTTTATAAGCCAAATACGCGGAGTTTCCACTCGCACTGGGCTCTTGTATCTTAACAGATACGGTACCATCGGTAGTTAAGCTATCATTAAAAACATTAGCATGTATACATCATATCCGTAGTCACCATGGCTCCATAAGTTGGTTGATGTTTCGGATGTAAATAATGTAAAGGATGTACTAGTGGTAATAATCCCCTGGATCACCGGCGCTAAATGGTATGCAGACGTATTAACATCTGTGGCTGATCCATAAAATTCTTTTACATAAGGCATCTGTGATTTCCTATGATTTAGACTGATGTAATATACTGTAGCAACAAACTAGGTCTATGCTATTGGTATTTGCAACTGTTTTCATTTGCATCCATTTATTTTGTCCCGGTAACATCGTCGAGTAAAGTGGGGAGCTTTTGGTATATAAAACAAGACTAGTATAGCGAGGGATCCATATAGTATCACCGGATCCTATTCTAGGGATAGTTCCATAACCATCACCCGATGAAGAAGATGCGGTGTCCCCGAAAGTTAAGTTCCCAATGGTATTCGAATTTGTTACATATTGTGTACCGTTTGAAGCCATAAATGTAGATCTCTGATTAATTTGAACCTGTTCATCAAAATCTGAGACATTAGTTAGAGTCAAATTGGTGATTACTATATCAAAATCTCCGCCGCCTCCTTGGTTCGTAACCCTATGATGAGCCCCCGCAGAAGGGGCAGAGGCAGAACCATTCTGATTGATTAGTGCACCACCTGAAGAAAGTTGGCTAAAAATATACTGGTAGGTAGTGGTTAATCTTGTGAATACCATACCAATTCCTATATGACCCGGATCTAGATTATCTATATTGTGGATATAATTTTCATATCCGGCCTCAGACGATCCGTTCCAAAGTGTATGTCCTGTCATATCTACTCCTTAGCCGAATACTAATCCTGCAATCCAATGCATGCCCCAGCTTACAAAAGCTGCTGATCCTGTATAGCCTCTAGGACCTGCTGGACCTGCTGGACCTGCTGGACCGCCGGGACCAGTATTACCTCTAGATCCAGTGTATCCTCTAGGACCTTGTGGACCGCCTGGTCCTGTTCCACCGCCGGGACCTTGATCACCTTTAGATCCGGTGTAACCTCTAGGACCCGTTCCACCGCCTGGACCGGTAGCACCTTTAGATCCGGTGTAACCTCTAGGCCCGGCTGGTCCTGTTCCACCGCCTGGACCGGTAGCACCTCTAGATCCAGTGTATCCTCTAGGACCTTGTGGACCGCCTGGTCCTGCTGGACCGCCTGGACCAGTATTACCCTGAGATCCGGTGTAACCTCTAGGTCCGGCTGGTCCTGTTCCACCGCCGGGACCTTGAATACCTTGTGAACCTGTGTAACCTCTAGGACCGCCAGGACCAGTATTACCTCTAGA